CACTTTGCCTAACATTGTGTTTCCTTTCATGTTCTCTTACTTGAGAACGACTGCTTATCACAGATTTATCGATTGGAGACACAAATTCTTGTATATCACCCATAACTTGGTGTGATTTTGTTCTTTTTGTAGCTTTTACTACTTTATAATTACTTTTAGTCCAGTCTATATTGTCGTAGTTATCTCTGTAACTCATCTCTTGCTTCCTTATTCATTTCTTCTGCTATTTTCATATCACTTTCTAATAATGCTAATTCTTTTTTTGCATTAGACCTTGCTTGGCTTGATTGTGCTTCTGTAGCTACTTTATTGACAGAAGCTCTTTCTCTTGCCTGAATGTCTGCTAGTTTACCTTGTTGTTTTAATTCTTCTTTAGCCATCTCTGTTTGCATCTTTTGTGCAGCAATTCTTTCAGCTTCTGATGGTTGTGGACCAGCTTGTAATGCTTGTTGAGCTTGTTGTGTTAGTTGTGCTTCTGTTCTATCTATTACATCCTCAAAAGTTCTACCTACTTTCCATGCACCCATTAAAAATCGTAGTGCTTGAAATGCTAATGGTGTTAATGCAGGTGATTGATTGGCTATACCTATAGCTTGTTGTAAATATGCACCAAAAGATGATAAAAACTCTATTCTAGTCTTTTTTTCTTCTTCTTCGTCTGTAAAAATTGTAGCATCTGATTCTATATCTATGCTATACCCTCTTAATTTATCATCACGCATTATTTGCATCATTTCTGGTGTAATAGTAAGAGCTGTCATAGCTGCTAAAGTCTCTGGTTCATAGTGTTCTGCTATAATTTCTGCTTTTAATCTAAATAAATCTCTAATATATTCAGCTATTTCAGATTGTTTTTTACGCATACGCATACTACCAAACTGTGCTTTTAGCTGTTGTGCTGTAGCTGTTTCACTAGCTTTTGTAGAACCTCTAATAATATCTGATATGCCTGTTATTTGATATATTGTATCTAGTATTTGATTTCTTTGTTGATATAAACCAGATAAAACTTGTGCAATAGGTGCTATATCTTCTTGCTGAAATACCTGTTGTAACCCACCTTTTGCTGCTAATTGTGCAAAATTTTCTGAGGGTACAAAATCATTATCTCCTGCATCTGCTAAATGTGATAATTCTGGCACAGAAGCATCATATATACCCCTTCTTTTTAATCCTTCTATTAAATTACTTATTCTTGTTGTAATTCTATCTAGTTCATCAGCTTGGTCTTGATACAAAGTAAACTCTGGTATAGGAACATTTGTTTCATTTGTTCTTATAGCTACTAATGAATCAGGGCATGGGAAAAAATTTTCTAGTTCATAAGGGTCATCATCTTCTGCTAAGACTTCATTGTACCCTCTTGATATAAAAAATCTTTTACTGGAATATTTATCCCAGATTTCCCATACCTCTGCTCTGGAGAATATCTCAGAATATTCTTCTTGATAGCCTTCTGTAGGCTCTGGAGACCAGTTTAAAGGTATATCTTTAGCATTTTTAAAACCTTTTTCTATTAATTCATCTCTAGTTAACAAATGCCTTCTTGCCTTCCAATATACATCTTCTGGTCTTTTTGCTGGGCTTTCTCTGTAATCTTCCCAGTTTATATAGTCAAAATAACATCTTTGGTCAGCTATGCGTTCTTCTTCTTTATCTATCATAACCATATTACCAAATTCATCTAAGGATTCTACCTGTATCTTTTCTTTTACAAAAATAGGCTCATATACTACCCAAACTACACCTCTACCAGGTAATAAATAATCTTCTATAGCTGCTTTTATAGGTTTATCTGCTGCATATACCTCATTACCATATTGTAATGCTCTTTCTAGTACGATAGCTACTTGTCTTGTTATAGGATTATTGTCGTTATATCTTCTACGCACATCTGCTTTTGGCATACGAGCAAATAATGCACCTTTCATAGTTTCTGTATTAGACCATAAAATATTAAATTGTTTTGTTAAACCAGAACCATATCCATCTGCTTCTCTTTCATCTCTGTATCGTGCTACAACAGCTCTACCTCTTTCTCTCCAATCTTTTTCTGATTGGTCAGAACTATCAAGTTCCATCTGCCAGTATTGTGCAGTACCTTGTAGCTTTACTGTTTCATCTCTAGTTTCTGCCATTATCTATACTTTTGTTTAATCATTTCTATTTGTTGTTGTAAATCCATTATCATCCTTGTATCTTCATCAGACATTCCACCTTCTGTCATAAATGCTGATGGGTCTGTTACTTCTCTTGCTCCTGAACTTGGCATAGCCATAGGTAAATTTCCTGTAGTAAAATCTGGACTTTGTGTTGCATCTGCCATCATCATATTATTATTACCTCGTAAACTTTGAGACATCATCATTCTTTCTTCTTCTTCTGTCATGGGTCTGTTATACATTATTGCCATAATTATATCCTTTTCTCTGGTTTATTGCGTTGTTCTCTATCATACATTTCCATCATTTCATCTAATGTTGGAGTGCGTAACATTTCTTTTTGCACATCTTTAGGTTTTGGTTCTGGTTTTATATGTTTGTATGACATAGCTAAGTACCTAAAACTATCACTACCATGAGATGCCCAATTATGTAAAGGATTTCTTTTAAATACTCTTTTCACATCATCCCATTCTCTTTGGTAATTTCTCAAAGCATTAAGTCCGTTTTCGCAATTACTAACATCAAAATAACAATGTTGCAACAATAATCGTACAGCATTAATTCCATCATCAACTTTATGGTTTGGAACTATGCGTGGTCGTCTACCCATATTGATTAAAGTTTCTGCTCTTGTTCTACCTGTTCCAAGCTCTCGTACTTTTGCATCATGAGGTAAGTAATCATCACCCCAATATTCTATTTGCATCTCATCCATTACTTTTACATAGTGGTCTAATCCAACTCCTGCACTTTCATAATAATCAAATATTCTGATTTCACCCATAGTTACTTGGAAAAACCATAAAGCACAACTATCCGATATTCCTAAATCCCATGCTACATGAACAGGTAATGCAGGGTCTCTTTCTACTTTTGTAATTCTACCTTCTTGTTCTGCTTCTATAATTAAATTACCATAGTAAGAACCTTTAATGGCAGCTGCCCAAGAACATTCAAATTCTTGCATATATTCATCTTCACCCATTTGTTTTTTTGCTGCTTCTAATTCTTTAGCATCTACTACACCTGTTTCACTTGCACGATAAATTGCTCTGTGCCATTCGCTATCGTGTTTTGCATCTTCATATAATTGCCAGAATTGATTTCTACCTTTTGGTGTACCAATAAATATTGCCCAACCTTTTCTATCAGTTAATGCTGGTCTAATAACTTCTGACCACATTCTAGGAGACATATCAGCATACTCATCCATTACGCATCCATCTAAAAATATTCCTCTCAAAGCATCTGGGTCATCCCCTGCACCATACAATCGGATACGACTACCATTTAATAAATCTACTCGTAATTCAGATTGATTAACTTTAGTACCAGGAATATCTTTTGTATAATATAATAAATAATCCCAAGCCACAGCTTTTGCTTGTCGATAATATGGAGCTATGTATGCAAACCTACCATCATTTCTTTCTGTTTTTATTTGTAATGCTTGTCGTAATATTTCTGTGATGGCATATACAGATTTACCCCATCTTCTGTGTGATACACAAATTTTAAATCGTTTGTTATTTTTATGCAATTCTGCTTGTTGTGGTCTTGGTGTGTAAGGAATGGTAATGTGCATATCACCACTTCTTACACGACCAGTATCGAGCTGTAAGTTTACTTGGAGGAGAAGTATCGCATTTATGTCTAGCTCGAAAACTTTTTCTTCTATCAGGATTATTTTTTTTAATACTCATATTAGGGTCGCCAAATCGTATGAGTTTTGTTTGACCATTTGCTCTTGCAAGTACAGCAAATTTTTTACTTTTGTTTGGAGTTCTTTTTGGTTTATTGTAACCAGAAAATCTTTCACCTCTGTATTCAATAGCCATTTATGTTTTCCAAGATTTTCTTGCTTTCATTTGAGCTTTTTTTGATAGTTCACCATAATGAAACAGCTTGACACTTTTACTAGTATGAGACTTGCCAGAGTGCAATGTACCATCACGCATTTTGTGCATACCACCTTTATGAATTGTACCATCTTTCTTATAATGGTTTACCCCTTTCATTATGCAGTCCTTTTTTTAGTTTTTTTATTTTTGTTGCCCATGACTATTCTTACTTTTTTTTTCATAGGTTTCTTGGTCATCTTCTT